ATGGCAAGAAGAAGAAAAGCAGCAGCAAACGATAAAAAGATATTTAAACGAACCGCTCAGAAGACAAAAACAATAAACGTTTATCCAATGTCAGAAAGAGGCGGAACACGAATGTAGTATAATCTGGTAAAAAAATCTAGGGGGACGGATTATGATACCAAAAGAAAACTATCTAAAATTAGAACAACTTAATAGAACCCAGGAACGGGAAATTCAAAAACTAAGAAAAGAGAGAATCGAACTCAAAAAACAAATCGAAATATTAAAAAAATTCAATTTATTAGGAGAAATTTATTATGGAATTAGGAATTTATAGCATAAGAGATAAAAAAATCGGGTATGGTGACCCAATCATATTGAACAATGACTTACTAGCAATGCGTGCGTTCGAACAATGGGTTAATTCACCAGAAGTAAACCAAGCGAACCAATTTATTGAGGATAAAGAATTCTACAAGATAGGGAAGTATGATACAACACTAGGAACAATAACACCAGAAAATAAGTTCTTAGCAACAGCAGTAGAAGTTAGAACTTATGACCCAGTCAAAGCATTAAAAAAGAGAATTGATGAACTAGAAGAAAAATTGCTAGCAGAAAAACAAAGCAACAAAGTAATACAACAAACAAATCTAATTTCAACAACTACGTTGAAAGAAGAAATTCAAAAATTGCAAGATGAAAACGAAATACTAAGCAAAGAAAATTCAAAACTTAAAGAAAAATTAGGAGAAAACGAAGATGGGGAAATTTAGAACTCAATTTGATGCGCCAACTAGGTTCATAAGTCAAAGTGGTTCAAAGGAAATCATGGACTATGAAAAAAGACTAGACAGCGCAGGAAGAACAGTGGTGAATAAGAAAGGCTTAAAAAATATCTATGACAGAATTCAAGCGCATAAAGACGAAGACATAAAGACAATGATTAAGCGCCTTACAAAACAAGAACAAAAACAATTCCAGACTTTAAAAGACGTTTACAAAGCAGATGGTGACGTATATGACCTAAGAGATATGCCAACAAGTATGGCACAAGCAATGCAAATGTCTATTGACGGAAAGAAAAAATTTGAACAACTACCAATGGAAATCAAACAAGAATTCAATAACAACTACATGGAATTCCATTCAATGATTAAAAATGACAATAAGAAGTTTGAAGAAAAAGTCGGAAAATATTTGAAACCAGAACCAAAAATCGAAACAACACCGGTTCAAACAACAACACCAACTCAAACAACACCGGTTCAAGAAAATACAACAAAGGAGACATTATAATATATGAATTTACAATCAGAAACAATGTTCACTCAACAACCAAACTTGAAAACAACTAGAACTATAATTCCAATCGGGCATGACGTGAAATTCACATTCAATGCAGCAGACTTTGTGCCAATCGATAGTCAAAAAATAATACCAGGAGATACGTTCAACTACAAAAATAGTTTTGTTCTAAGAACATCAACACCACTTGTTCCAGTAATGGACAATGCATACGTTGAAATTGCGCACTTCTTCATTCCAGAAAGACTTGTTTGGGAGCATGCAAAAGAATATCGTGGCGAAAACATGGCAGACGGGGATTGGGATGAACCTATCGAATACCAAAAACCAACTATTGAAGCACCAGAAAATGGTTGGGATTTTGGAACAATAGCAGACTATCTTGGAATAGTTCCAAAAGTAGGAAAAATCAAAGTTGATGCGCTACCATTTAGAGCAAATGCGCTTGTTTGGAATGAATTCTATCGTGACCAAAACCTTCAAAAATCTATTCCAATCGACAAAGGTGATTCAAACACACAAGGTTCAAATGGGGATAACTACCTAATTGACGCAGTTCTAGGCGGACAACCACTAAAAGTTTGCAAATATAGAGATGTATTCACCACTTGTTTACCTGAACCACAAAAAGGACCGGAAGCACTATTGCCACTAGGAACAACAGCACCAGTAGTTGGAAATGGTCAAACCTTAGGATTGACAAATAATTATAGCGACTGGGCAGGTCATCTGACAGTGCAAACAGGTGGTGGAATTTCAGCAGCACCAGTGAGCGGGCTAGGAGTTGGTGACAATCTAGGATTATCAACTGACCCTACAAAATCAGGTGCAGTGGTAATATTAAATGAAGCATATGCAGCCTCAATCAATGACGTAAGAAACTCTATCGTGATTCAACATATCTTAGAAAGAAATGCACGTAATGGTTCAAGGTTCAGAGAAGTTATAAATGCAGCATATGGTATTATAATTTCAGACAAAACTAACCAAATCCCAGAATACCTTGGTGGAAAGAGAATTCCATTAAACATGAACCAAGTAGTCCAAACTTCTGGAACAACAGAAACAAGCCCACAAGGTTCAACCGCAGCATTCTCACTAACTGTTGACTATAACGAAACAGTATCGAAATCGTTCGAAGAATGGGGTTATATCTTAACGTATATCTACGTTAGAAATGAAAACACATACCAGAACGGAATTGAACGTCAATGGTTCGAAATCGATAAATGGGATGAATACGACCCGGCAATGGCCAATATCGGAGAACAGCCAGTGCTTAACCGTGAAATCTACGCACAAGGAACAGACGAAGACGAAGAAATCTTTGGATTCCAACAAGCATGGTATAACTACCGATATAGAACAGACAGAGTTGCAGGTGAGTTCCGTTCAAAACATCCAACAAGCCTTGACTTCTGGCATTATGCAGATGACTATACAGCACTACCAACTCTTGGACCAGACTGGATTCAAGCACAAAAATCTAACTTTGATAGAACACTTGCAGTTACAAGTGAAGTTTCTGACCAATTCCACTGCGACTTTAAATTCAATAAAACAGCAGTAAGAGTAATGCCACTATACAGCATACCAGGACTTGAAAGAATATAATACGGAGGTGAAACATGATAGGAATAAATTCAAACATGTTTAGACCAATTATGCCAAATGTTCAAGCAGGTGTAGGTTCTACCAATCAGGCAACCTCAGCAGAAGAGGTAAAAACAGACCCATCATCATATGGTGGTGGGTTCTGGAATAACCTTGGAGATTTTCTTGGATGGGCAACAGCATCAAGACAAAGAAAATATGAGGCACAACAAGCAGAAATAGATAGACAATTCCAGCAAAATTCAGCAGATAAACAAATGGCATTTCAAAAATCCGAAAGAGAAGCAGCATGGAAAGACCAAATGGACGCAAGCAACACAGCATACCAAAGAGCAGTTGCAGACCTAGAAGAAGCCGGACTTAATCCGATTCTAGCAGCAGGTTCAGGAGCAAGCACTCCAAGTTCATCAGCAGGAACAGGTGCTAGTGCAAGCGGTTCTAAGGCTACCGGGTCAAAAGGAACTGGTGAAGGTATAATGTTACTCTCAGCCATAACAGGTTCAGCAGATAAAATATCTAAAATGATGGGTAACAGTCATGCCAGTTTTGGATTTGGATTTCAAGGATAATTAAAGTGCCACACAAAAGTGTGTCACCTAGCGCCATTATAACAAGTGAGTTATGGCGCTAGCCGGACACACTCTTGTGTGCCGGTTTTGGAGGTATGTATGGGATGTAATTTTCCAAATCATGCTTTCTATACTGGTTACACTTTGGAAGACTCCGGAGGCAAAGCGTATAGAATTTGCGGTGGTGACGTTGAATTCATTCATAAGCCTATTGCAGACATAGTGCCAAATGAAGTAATATCTAAAAAGAGATTATATTCAGACCGACCAGGAACGTTCTATCAAGATGTATTGATACGTGATTATGTGGAAATACCATGTAGAAAATGTATTGGTTGTAGGTTGAAAATAGCCAAAGATTGGGCCAACCGTTGTCTATTAGAAGCAAAGTGTTGGCAACACAACTATTTCATAACTTTGACATATAACAATGAAAATTTGCCAGTGAATGAAGAAACAGGTGTGACTACATTGAATCCAGATGACGTTATGAACTTCTTAAAAAGGTTGAGAATTCATTGGGAACGGAAACATAATTGGAAAAGTGATATCATCTGGGAGAATGATAAAGTTGGGACAGAGATATTAAGTGGAGATAATCCAGGCATAAGATTTTATGGTTGTGGAGAGTATGGAACAAAGACTCATAGACCACATTATCACATTTTAGGCTTTAATTTGCCGATTTTCGACTTGGAATATCTAAAACTAACAGAATTAGGTGATACGTTATATTATAGCGAGGAAATAGCCAAAATTTGGGGTAAAGGGCATGTGTGGATTGGTGAAGTGAACTGGAACACGGCATGTTACGTTTCAAGGTATATCATGAAAAAGCAAATAGGAAAGGATGCAGCAGAACTCTATGAATGGATGGGTGAAGACCAGGAATTCCAAAGAATGAGTCTGAAACCAGGGATTGGATGGTTCTATTATTATCGACACAAGGATGAAATTTATAGATATGACGAGATTCTGATTAAGAAGAGGTCAAAGAAAATTAAGTTCGATAAATTCTTAGACGGCAACATCCAAACTAAGGTTGAAAGCATAAAACCACCGAAATATTTTGATAAATGCTATGATATGGAAGACCATGAATTTATGGAAACATTGAAAAAGGCAAGAAAACAAAGTGCAAAAGCCAGTCAAGAAATTAGCATGATGAAAACAACAAAGAATAGAAATGATTATCTAGAACAAAAAGAGAATCGTTTGAAACATAGTATAAGATTATTAAAAAGAGAGATGGAATAATCCATCTTTCTTTTTTTTGTTGGACAAACACGAAATGAATGGTGGGTGGTGGATGAGTGATGAGGCACGTGGATGGGGTGAAATGGTAGTAGTTTATACCCTGCGGGGCTCTATCGTGTTCGCTTACGCTCTGCACTCACGCTTGATTAAGGTTGCGCCGGGCTGAACCGGACGCTTGATTAATTAGAAAAGTTATGATAAAATAAAATAACAAAGGAGGGAATAAAATGGCACCAGGTATAATACTAATCGTTGGTATAATTATATGCGTGACAATATACAAAACTAAACAAATGGAATTAAAAACAAAAGAAAAGGACCAAAAAATAGCAGAACTTGAAGAAAAATTAAAAACGAATGAAAAAACAAAAGAAGAATAGGGAAGAGGGAAACCTCTTTCTTATTTTTTTTAAAAATTTTAAAAAATCATTTGACAATTACAATCGTTGTGAATTATAATCGAAAATGTTAACGAAATAATAACGAAAGGAGAAATGAATCTTATGAACATCAAATCAAAATTCCCAAAGGAAACAGTGGGGGTAAGATTAAAACCAACTACCCTAGCAAAAGTCGATAAAATAGCAGAAAGAAGAGAAGAAAAAAGGAGCGAAACGCTAAGAATATTAATAGAAACAGCAGTTCAGAATTATGAGTTATTGAATTAAAGTGATAAAAACACTTCGCAAAACACAGGTTTTACGCAAAAAGAGAGGTAAAAACACGGGTTTTAGGCGGATTTTTTGCGAATTCTTCAAAAATTGATACAATTCAGCATAGTCAAAAATTATAATATTTAAGCTGTTTTTGCGAAGTTTTAATTTGATAGTTTTTCTGAGACAGAAATTTAAACTAATTTTAGATTTTTGTGTGGACAAATTTACGTGTATATTTTCTGAGGAGTTCTGCCTAATACTGATGCAGAAATTCAGACAGAATTTGCTAAAATAATCCCGCCTAAAAATTACAGGATTCTGTCTGAGCGCGTCATAATTTCTAAAATTTATATGTGAAGTTATCAATTAATTTCAGCGTATTTTGTGTCAGAATTTTGCAAATTTTTCTGGGTTTCAGAATGTTCATTCTGACACAGCTCATCAAATGTCATATAAAAATATCAACTCAGATACTTCCCCATAAATATCATATATTCTGTCTAATACCCTTCAAACTTTTCGCAAAAAACCTGTATTTTTATTTGGAAAATCTAATGAGGAGTTGTATAATAAAGTT